CTTGTTTTTTTATATTACTCATGATTTACTTCCCTTTTTTGCTAGTTTTTTACCCAACTTTAGTTTACGTTTTGTTTTAGATTTCATAACCTGTTGTCTAATACTTGATCTGTTAATCATAACTAGAATCTACAACCTGACCACCTGACATTTTATATGTAATTTTACCACCATATTTTTTCTCAGGCGTAACTGGTTTTATTTCTTCTGGTATTACTAACTTAACTTTCGGTTTATTTTTATTATCTTCATCCTTCTTTGGGTTCCATCGTTCATAAACTTCTGCTTGACGGGGTGGGGGTTTTGGCTTATAAAGTTCAGAAAAAGATTTTGGTTTCCTTTTTTTATTTTCTTCTCTTTTTCTTTTAGCAAAGCTATCTTCTCTTGCTTCTAAAACTTTCCTTAATTTATTTTTTCTGGCACCACTATGGGGGCTTGCTCCTCCTGGATGAGGTATTTTACCAGCCCGACCTTTACTTTTATGTGTTTGTTTCTTAAATGAATAAGCCATTAACTTGCTCCTTGTATTATAGTGTCTGCACCGCCAGCAGGACTTGCAGCTACTGCCATATCATCCTGTCTAGTTCGTCTGGCCTGATTTCTTAATCCATTAATACTTTCATCATATGTTGTTTTCCAGAATTGAACAGTATTCCAATCTTTCATAAATATAGTTGCTTCCAACATGCAAGCTTGGAATAAAGCATCGTAACAATATTCACTAAAATAATTTGAAGTTGTTACACTTGTTCCTGTTGCGGAAGATAAAGCTAAAGGACGAGATTGAGTTTGAATTTCTGCGGTGATAGTTGAGGTGGGTGTTGGAACAATTTTTATATTCGTATTATTTGTTCTGGAATAATATCTGGGAGTTCCCACAGATGCACTAACGGGCCAATAATCTTTTGCATATTCTATAGTTCTTGGAAGAAGATTAGTAACAGTTGTTCCATTGCTAACAACATAATTTATATTTCGTACAATACGAGTACGATCATTTAATGTTACTAAGGCAGCATTACCAGAAGATACAGATACATTCATATATTCATCCATACCATAATCATCCAGATAATACGTTAAACGTCTTTCTGCCTTATCTATAAAATTAGGAATCTGATTTGCAAATTCAGTTGAATCATTTTCTGATGTATTGATAATATCAGATTTTAAATATGAATAAGCGGGCATAATCAGCCTAACATTGCAGTAAGAACACAACCATCCGTAGGACCAGATACACTGACTACACCATAAACAGCTACGCCAAGCTCACCAATATAAATATCACTGGCTTCATTGGCAGCTACCTGAAACTTAATTGCAGTTCCTTCGGCTGTTTTATTTGTAATCTGTCTCTGTCCCTTAATAGAATAAGATCCAGCAGCGGTTGCCAATGCATGTATTGCAATGATACGGGTAGTACTTGGAAGATTGGCATCAGCCGTTCCGTTACTTCCTACCGTTGTATCATCGTCTACATATTTTAATACAGCATCCCCTGTGGCTATAGCAACTTTAATATTAGTAGACATAATTTCTCCTTATAAGTAAGGAGAGAGTGGCATTACACCACTCCCTCTTACCAGGTTATTAGCCAGCACTTCCGAAGAAACCACGCCAATCAGAGACACCGAAGCTATAACGCTCACGGGCTTTGAATCGCAGATTTCCTGTATCGAAGTCAGGCTCCATTTTAGTCTGAAGTGGAGAACGGACAAACATTTTTGTACCATTCGGCACGTCAGTCTTCACAAACCAAGCATCCGTATCGGTTAGACGCCTGTTAATGAAGTAACCTTCAGGAACCATACCCATATGACGTACTGCGTTAATAGCATTCGTATTTGGGTTCGCATCAGCAGCACTCGTCTGAGTATTGCCAGGGCTACTTAAAACACGATCTGCTACTGCCCAATAGTCAACTGGAATATGTAGCGAAACTGCACTTGCACCAATCAGAATACCACGATCATCTTTGATCTTCTGAATAGATGTTAATGCTGTTTCAAGGGTTGATTCTGCCAGATCAGACGCAGCCAAAAGGTTGGACTGATTACCGTCAGAAATAGTTGGATGTGCGGCAGAGAAGAAGGCAGCACTATCACCAATAGTATCAGAGAAACCATTGTTGAAAATATTCGCTGCTTTAACCTGTTTGGTATTCGCCATTGCACGGGCAAGACCTTTTGCACGTAGTTTGGCAAACGTATCATACAGATTATCTTCCATTGCTTCTTCTGTGACAGCAAAGGCAAGAGCTACAGTCTCAGCCGTATAACGGGCTGTGTAGCTTTCCTGTGCATCATCATAAGAAACGGAAGCACCTTCACCTTTCGTGGGGGCGGTTCCGAAACCTGTGAAGAGTACTTCTTCTTCAAACGCACGGTCTGAGTTTTCAATTTCAAAAAGAGGCTCATGCTCATTATTTACCTCTCCATACTCCATTCCGAAAACGGCGTTAAGACCAGGAAGGAGTTCTTTGCTAATACTAGCTCTATTAATAGCCATAATAAATCCTCCCTATTAAGCCGTTGAAGCCGTTGCGGTTACGTAACGGTCACGATGTTGGTTAATCCAAACTTCGACAATCGGATAAGCATCCGAATCCTTTTCATCAGGATACTTCGCTTTACCAATTACCCGTACAGCACCCGTAGCTTCTGTTCCAGATGCGCCATCAAGGTAGTAACTAGACTGACCTGTAACGGTGCTACCAGAACTTGCAGTGGAGCTTACAGTTACGTTGTAATTCTTTACCGGAAGCAATTCTGCTACACTCAAAGATAAAGAAGCTTGAATGTAATAAGTCTGATCAGGATCAGTTATTACAAAGAATTTAATGTCCGTGGCACTTGTCCCGCCATTCCAATAACGTGAGAACTTTTGTTCTCCATTTTCCACATACTGACAACCCATGAAAACACCAGAGGCTTTAAGTGTTGCAGCAATGTAAGGAGAAATAGTAGTGAAGTTTGCACCAGGCATTACTACTGGATCTCCAGTGAAAATGTTATTAGTCGGTGAACCCGTCATACCCGTTGAGGTAAGCGAGATCATATCAGTGACAGCTTCATTATTGTAGTTGCCACCTATTTTACGAGCAGGAATGAAACCACGAAATGCTTTAGTAGTAGACATTGTTTCATCTCCTTATTGTTATAGGAGCTAGTCCTGAAAACTAGGAACTCGCCCCTTTGTTGTTACAGAACGACTCGAATTTGTAATAGGCATTCTTGAATCAGAACTCTTCATCAACTGTGCATTTACCGCATCCATTTGATCGTTAGCCTTCTGTTCATAGAACTTCCTTCGAGAGTTCACTTTTCCGGCTGGCATTTTAACCAGGGCTACATCTCCACGACAGACTGCTCCCTGATACCTGCCTTCATCCCGCACGAAGGATGTGAGAGCCATTTCTGGAACTTCATCTGGAGATACAAACTCCCATCCAAGTTGTAGTTTATTACCTACATTCTTTTGGTCATCGTTACCTTTGATGGAGATTCGTATCCAACGTAACGCTAGTCCCTGATTGTCAAATCTTGTTTGTACAGGATCAGGTATTGTTAGCGCATTAGGTTCTTCAAAGGTCCAGTTTTCTTCTCTTAGATTCTGTTCTCTTAATGTCTCGCTACGTGTTTCATTTCGTGTTGTCATTTTAGTTCCTCCACGGCTCTAATTTACAGTAGTATACTCACCGTCAGCTTGTGTAACTTTAAGCTTTTCGGCAGCATACTGTTCAAGCGGAATACCCCATTTCTGAGCCAATCTCACATCTTCTTTTGAAAGTTTGACTTTTTTACCGGAGGACGGGGACGAGCGTGAAGACCCCGATACCACTTGAGCAGGTTTTGACGTATTTTCCTGCACACGTTCTTGAACTTCTCCAAACTTTTGTGGAAAAGTTTTTTGCAATCTTGAATCAATTTCTTGATAAAATTCATCATCTTTTGGATCATATCCTTGTTCTTTTAATTCAGCATCAATAGCAAGTGCTGCTGCTGTCATTACATTATCTTCCCCAAACCATTCATTTTCTTGCGCCCAATCTCTAGCTTTAGGATCTGGAACTGCTGGTTGAGGAAAATCTTCAATTCTTTTTTGTTCTGGTTGTTCCATTTGTTCATAATTAAATTTTTGTTTGGAAATTGTTTTTAAATCTGCTTGTGCATCATTTAATATTTCCTGGGCTTGCAGAACTTTTTCTTTATCTCCATCCTCAAATGCTTCCATATAAGCTAAACGAGCTAATTGAACTTTATCAGTAAGTTGTTTTTCCGAAGTATCCAAACTTGATTTAGAAATTTGATTAACTTGATTACTTTTCGTACTTAACTCATTTTGAAGAATTTGATTTTGATTTAAAAGTTCTTGAATCTGTTCTTCACGTTCTTTCCGTTGTCGTACAAGTTGACGTATTCTTTTTTGAGCGCCTTTTGTTTCAATACCTTCTAACTCTTGAGGAGCTTCCTCAGATTTAGATTCGACTTCCGGTTCCGGTTCTGGTTCAGGTTCTTGACTCTCAACATTTTCTTCAGAATTACTTTGAACTACCTCTTCTTCTTCAACTTCAAATTCAACATTTTCATTGTTTTCAGATACGTCAATTTCATTCCATTCATCTTTTTCACTCATTACTACCTCCGTTGTTTACGAAACAAACGATTTAACGATGTTACTATTATACCACACATTTTTTTAACTAGACCCTTTTCCTAAATTAAATGTTGGATCTAAATCTTTTGGGTCTTCTACTTTCATGATAATTTGATCATCAAAGAGAAGAATTAGGCGAACACCTTTATAAAAAAGCTTTGTTCCTGCATGTTTTCCATAACATACATAATCACCCACATTACACCAAGCACCTGCGGGAAACTTGTCTTTATCCATATAGGCCAGATCACCCAAAGCAAGTACATGTGCTACCGTGGTTAGATATGACATGTCATCCTTAGTTGAGTCTGGTATAAAGATACCACCTTTGGTTACACTTTTTACTGATATGGGGCGAACTAATACATGAAATCCTGGTAAATCAGGAAGAGGACTAGGATCTGAAAGTTCTTCCAAGTCCGTAATCCAAAGATCATTCTTCATCGCACCACCTAAACCTACTTGTTGCATACTACTCTTCATCCTCCTTATACATACGCTTCTTAATAATATCGGTTAAATTATTTCTGGCCCATTCAATTCCAGATATGGAACCAACAACCTGTCGATAATGAGGAAAATCTTCCGCTATTCCTTGAGCTAATCCAATTCTCAAACGATTTATTTCCTCATTATATTCGGATACTACTTCATCCCAGATATCCATATCTAGTTTTAAGAACGACCCTTTTTAGCTTTTTTCATTGGATTGGGAAACTCGTAGGAAGACTTGTCATATTTATTTAAAGCAGCAGCCATACTACGTTTCCCCTGAACATTTTCTTTAAAAGAATCACCAAAACTTTTATCAGTGTTCTTTACATGTTCAGGATAACCTTTACCTTTATTCATCATTTTTTTCCTCACTTTCAATTAAATCTTTTAATAAAGTTTCTGCATGTCGTGAATCAGTTCTATCTTGAACTTCTTGAATTTGCAATAATTTAGATAAGTTATTCATTTCATTTAAAGCCAAATCTTTTTCTGTTATTGCTTCTTGTTTAAGAATTTCTTTTAATAAATCTTGTGATTGTTTTACATCAATTAAATCATTTTTAGATTGTTCTAATGCTATTTTAGCGAGTAAGTCAAGTGATTTCATTGATTCTTTACTTAACCGATCTGCTTCTGCTTTTTCTTTCTTGAATTCCATTGAGGAAGTATTTTCAGCAAGATCAATTAATTGAGCATTTTCTTTCATATCAAGTTCTTTGGCTTTAAGATTAAATTCTGCATTCTGAACAGCCGCATTAATTTTTATCTTTTCTTTTTCAAGTTCTACTTTAGTTTGTTCTAATGCCACAAGTTGTTGTTCAGGAGATTGTGCCTGACCCATAGCCTGATTTGCATTCATAACTTGTTGTGCAGCCTGTGCCATTACCATTTCAATCTGACTTGGATCTTGGCCTTGACCTCCTTGTTGTTCCATTGCCAACGTGGTCATTCCATTTACCTGTTCCTGATATTTCATAACAGAATGTTCTTGTATATTTGATTCCAGAATAGGTCTAACTCTTTGCATTATGGGATTGGCACCATTTGTGGGATCTTGCAGATAAGCCATTTTTACCTGGATGTGTGCATCATGATTCTGTCCTGGAAATGCGGCAATTGGTATGCCTTTTGTTGCAGCAAGAATATCAGATACAGGGTCCATTGCTTGTGGTTCCATTTTAACAGGAAGTATTTCTTCCAGATTTGGCATATTGGCTGCATGAAGAATTGTTCTATTCAATGCTTCAAGATTAAACATTCCTGGTGGTGACTGTTGGGCCATCTGCAAAGCCATATTAGCTAACATCATACGATGTGCATTAGATGGAATATTAGGATCAGATACCGGAACAATATCTACCCGACCATCAAAGTCCTTTTTAAATATACTTCTGTCTTCAAAGGGTACTTCATAAGGATATTCATTTGGTAAATAATCGTAATCTATACGGGCAAGTATTCTAAATTCATCTTTCTGTGATTTATGTAATCGTTTATGAATTGAGGAAAAGAACTTACTGGATGCTTCCAGCAAGGCCATTGTAGTTCCAACGGGTCCATAGGAGGCAGCATCAGAAATAACTTGTTCTGTGCTATCCGCAAACTTCTGACCAGCAGCAGCCACGAATTGTAGCATCTGGTATAGAGTAGAGGAAGGCTCTTTATAGGGAAGGGGAACAATAGCCTTTGATAAATCTACACCAATCGCTTCAACCTCCTTGAACTCGCCAGGAGATATAGGATCGTTTTCATTAACCATCCTAACCCCCTTGGCCTTAAAACCTCCAGGTAAATTGGCAAATTGCCCCGCATCTATAAGGGAACGCATTGCTGCGGTGGCACTCATAGTCAAATTACCAAGGAAGTGAATAAGACCTAATCCATAGAATCCGAAGCCAGGAACGAACTTATAGTGTACAAAATGATCTTGTTTTTCTTTCGTTGGATCGTCCTGCTTATAGTTTCTACGAATACTTAGTACTTGTGATGTTTTCTCATCAACTGTTATAATATAAGGTAAAGGTTCGTTATCATCTTCTAAATTAAGATAACAATGTTGTTCCAATAAAACATATTGTGGATCATTTTCATAACTTGGTGTTAATCCAATAATTGTATCCATTTTTTCTGTAAAGGAAGTAACATTAAATTGGGATGGATAAGCTAATTCCAAATCTCTATAAATTCCTGCATTTATATCTCTTTCAAATTCAACAGGACTACGATAAATAATATGTGTTGCTCTTTCTGATCCTCTTAAATCAGAAGCAAAGTAAGAGACATAAAATTGATCAATTGGAATAAATTCAGAAACAGGACGTTTTAATACTGAGTTATAATATACTTTTTTAAATGCTGATCCTATTAATGGAAGATGAAACAACATTCTTTCAAATTCATCAAAGTATTCTGGCATCTGTTCTGTAAGCTGATAATTCATAAAATTTTGAACACGGTTGGCTTGCATCTGTTTTTCTTCAGTTGCTTTACCAAGAATATTAGTTTTTATAGGACCAGCAGAAGGAAATAATTCTTGTGAAGCCTTTGCCTGAAACTTAACGGCAGACTCTATTAAAAGGGGATGTACGGCAGTACATGCCCCCTCAAAAGGATCAGTACCTTCCTGTAATTTAAGACCAAGAAGATCAAAGCCTCTTTCAAACATTGATTCCCAATCTGCTCTGGAATCTTTATCAGCATTAAAGTTTGTTACAACATCATGACCAATCTTTTGTAATTCCTCTTCTTCCACATCTTCGGCAAGATTTGCATACCATTCTTTAATATCTTGTCCTGCTTGCATTTCAACTTCTTCGGAAAAATCTACAACAACTCCTCCATCACTAGGATCAACTTCAAAGGTAGCTGATGTTTGTTGTTCAGACGTTGAGGGAAGATTGACAATATTACTTGTTGCTTCCGTTATTGTTTCAAAAGGATTCTGTTCTATAGCCATTTTATATTCCTAATTGCGCTTTTATTAAAGGAGAATTTTCCAAAGGATCATCCATAACTTCTCCTCCTTCGGCTCTTTGAGGAAATATCTGTCTTAATAGCGCATCTAATTGAGGTGTTGACTCAGGTTGAAAAAGTTCCTGTTTACTTAAATCTACATCAACACCAGGAAGATTTGGTATATCTTTATGGGTCAAAGATGTTCGTGTAAAAGGTCGTGGTTCAACTTTTGGGGTAACCGGACTATCTTTTTGTAAAAATTGTTGATTACGTGTTAATGGGGCAGGTTGTAAATTCCAAGCTTTACTTGGAAAGAGAGGACTTTGAGTTATAGGTAAACCTCTATATAATTCTGCTTCATCTTCTTCTCCTCTTCTAGCTATAGTATCCGCATATTGTTTTTCTTTTATGGCTTTTGTAGCCGCATCTCTTGTTTGTTGTGATAGATTAGTTCTTTCTGGTCGAAAACGAATTCCTCTTTTAGTAGCATTTGGATCTTGATGTGGAGATATTGGGCCTGATAATACATCAGAAATAGTTTTAGGATATACTGGAGTAGGATCTAATGAAGGATCTAATAATTCATCTACGGGGGCTTTTGGAAGAGGACCAAGTGGTTGTCTTTCTACTCTTCTTTTCCATGAATCCGGTCTGGTCCATCGACTTTTATCTGGCTGATTCAAACCTCTTAGACTAGGGTTTAATGCATCATACAAATTCCCCTGTGTTGTTTGTTTCAGAGGTCCAAAAGGCATCCTTTTATCAACACCTTCAAATATATCTGCCTGAGTAGAAGGGCGATTCTTGGCAAAAGCATCTGCCTGAGTTTTATCAGTTTGTGTGCTTCCCAGTTTTTTATATGATTCTGTAACTGGTCCAGTTATTTTTTCATAATCAGGACGTAAACCAGGAAAAGGATTTTTATATCCAAAGAAACTAGCTAGACGATCTGTAACTCCCTTACCTGTTTTTCTTGTGGGAAGTATTGGAACAGATGTGGCTTTCTTTTTAGGTGTGATACCTAAAGCATTACTAACATCCTTTATTATTCCTTCAACCGAACTTTTTCCTATTTTATTCATTGCAAAACCCATTAAAGCTGATGCTGCTCCAGGTGCACCTCCAAGTGCGCCTCCTATGAATATTGGTGCAGCTTCCATAACTCCTTTAATTGTATTAAAATTCATTAACTCATTAACATCTTTTGCATTCATATCTTTTGTTAATCCATATTCAGCAGGGGTAACACTTGGAAAGTTACTGAAAATACTTCCAACAGTTTGTCCAGGTTTTGCATTATCAAGTTCTCTTCTTATATCATCATGAAATCTATCATCAACACCTGCTTTTGCTAATTTCATAAAGTTATCATGTTCTTTTTCATAAACAGGAACAGGAGTTATATATTCATTTGGATAATAGCCCATACCATGCAAAGGCATATTATTTTCTTTCATTATTCCTAAGTATTTACTTAATTGGTATGGTTCCATCTTTTCTTCTGCTTCTTCCAAAACTCCTTTAAATTGTCTGGAAGCTTTTAAATCTTTATCTCTAACCTTATCAAAGAAGGGATCATATAACATTCCCAAACCTTCACGAGAAGCCCTTCTTTCTAACCTTCTTTGATTCTCTCGCCAGGGATCAGGTAAACCTAATTCTTCCTCAGTTAATGCTTTGGCTCTTTGTTCTAAATAACTCCATGTTGTTTCAATTGGTCCCGCTCTTGAGTGTACTGCTGTTGGTGGAGCTTTTCCTTTTGCTGGATCAAAATCCCATTGTCCATGACCAACTTCTCCTTGTCCTGGACCAGTTGGCGCTCCCTCATCTACCTGGTCCTGTCCACCTGTTCCACCTGTTCCACCTGTTCCACCTGTTCCACCTGTTCCAGTACCTGCTCCTGGATCACCAGCGTAACCACCTTCATCATCATATCCTTCAGTATCATAAATAGGAATACCATGTGAACCTTTCACAGGTTTACCATAACCTCCTAATTCTTTAAGAGCTTGTACTTCTTTATCATTAATCCAGGCAAGATTATGTGGTTTTTTCTTGGGACCAAAATACTTTGTTTTGTTAAGATCTGATAAGCCAGCCATATTATTCCCCTGTAGTGTTCCTCTATTATACCACACTTATGCAGCAAAGTTCCAATAAGTTGCTTTTTTTTCTTTTGGTTCGTTTTCTTCCCATTCAGGATCTTCAGGATGGGACAAATGCCAGGAATCTCGCATATAGTGTATTGCCATTACCAAAGCATCCACCTGATCATCATGAGCCGCATTTGGAAACTTTAATAATTCATCTATAAGATCTTCCGACCATTTCTTACCAACAGGTATCCAAACTCTTCCAGCTTCAATTAAAGGACTTGCGGAATAAACTCTGGATATTTTATCCCTGTCGGGAATATATTCCTGAACGGGAAGTCCTGATCTACGCATATCCTGTAACAATGATTGCCCACTCGCTTTTTTTTCAATAATGCAAACATCTGGACTATTTTTGTTATAAAGTTCATGCGCTTTTCTTCTTAGATCAGGATATTCAAACCTTTCTTTCACATTGCTTAAAAGAATAAGATTTGATATAAAGTCTTCCCGCCCTTCTTCATCATGATCATACATGGAGAATATACCCCATGTTTGTATTACACTGTAATCTGCTGTTGTTTTAGTGGAGAAAGCAGTATCGTATGTTTGTATGATAAAATCACAGATAGGGGGTTCATCATCTACCCAATCTTTTATCCATTTTCTTTTTATTAAACCTCCCTCTTCAGGAGTAGGGTCTTGCATATATAACGAATTCCAGTATCGACTACCATTACTTGCTTTAATTTCATTTTCATCTATTTTTAAAACTTCATTTGTTTTCCATTCAGGGAAATAACTTGAACCTTCTTCCATTCCAAGCATTTCCGAAGATTCTTTATCTAGCCAAGCAGGAATTTTTACTACTTCCCAGGGAATTGTTTCGTATTCATCCATTTCTTGTTGTTGTTTTAAAAGCCATCCGCATAAATCATCATAATGATAACGAGTATTAATTATAACAATAGAACCATTAGGCATAATACGAGTTCGTAAACCAGCAGGATACCATTCCTTCACATAACGCCTTCCTGCTTCTGAATAAGAATCTTCTTCGGACATTACATCATCAAGTATAGCTATATGTGCGCCACGACCTGCTATCTGAGAGCGAACACCTGCGGCATAATAGGTTCCATTTTGATTTGTCTTCCATTTACCAGCGGCCCGCACATCACTTCGCAGGGAGACACCCTTGAATATATTTGTAAATTTTTCAGTATTAACAATATCTCTCACACTTCTACCAAAATCGCTGGATAGCTGATCACTATGAGAGACAGTAAGAATTTCATGTTCGGGATTTCTACCAATATACCAAGCTGGAAATAGTTTTGAACATATTACAGACTTTGAAGATCGTGGTGGTAGAAAAACCATCAATCTTCTAATTTCACCTGCTTCAAGTTTTTTAAGTTTATCAGAGATAAGTTCTATATGTCTTCCCATTCTCCAATCAGAGACAAGTGTTGGAGCTATTAGACGTACAAAAGTTAAGAAGTCCTCTTTAGAACTTTCAAGGACTTCCATTTCTAATACACTATTAAGCTTTACAAGAGAAGCTAAATATTCTTGATCATTCTCTATAAACATGTATAGTATTATAACATACTTTTTAGAGCATTATGTAAGTCTAAGAAAAATAATAATAATAATTTTTAAAGATCTTAAAAGATAGGTGAAAATTTGTAGATTTTACCCCTTGTATTTTTGGTAAATATGTCACACCCCTCTCATATATATGAGAAAAAGATAAAAATTTTTTGGATAGGGTATATATTTTAGAAGCATATAATTACATATTTAATTTTAACAGATACCTTGATAGTCGGGATCTGCCCTACCCCTCTTCGAGGGAGGACATCTCCCTTATTATTTTAATCAACCTTGAAAGGTTATTGTTATGGCTAATGCCAAGAAGAAATCTAAATCTAAATTTGAGTTAAGGCCCGGTAAGGGAAGCTTATGGCTGAGACCTACGAAGCCACATGAGAATTTCGTGGCTGATGGAGAGATCATGACACCGGACGGCAAGAAGTGGAAGATAACTGCCTGGGTTCCAAGCACTCATCCAAATCATTACGCTAAACTAGATATCGCTGAACCTTATCAAAGACCTTTAACTACGGAAGGCTTGATGCAAGCTGTTTCTGAAGCATCTGATGAAGTTCAACAGGCTATAGCGAATAAGCTGGACACATCTAAGTCCTAGACTTATCACCCCTTCTGAGGCTATAATGGCTTCAGAGGGGGTTTTTTTATGTTGCCATATCGAGACTATATTATATATAAGGTATTGACATATATACCTTATCCATAAATTTTTTATCTTCTTCTCATTTCTCTGAGGGGAAAAAAAAAGAAGACAAAGTTTAATTTAAGACGATACCAATGATGATATTTATGTATTCTTTCAAGACTTCTCTCTCGTCCCTCGAAGAAGAAGTCTTGAAATATAATAGGAGAGTTATATGTCGTTTAATGTGATTGTGGCAGGTAGTCGTGATTTTAATGATAATGAAATGATGATGATTAAATTAGATAAGATATTAAAGAATAAGAAAGATATATGTATAATATCAGGGGGTGCAAGGGGAGCAGATAAGTTAGGGCAAGAGTATGCTTTAATTAAGGGTTATGAATATATTATTATGCCAGCAGAATGGAATAAATATGGTAATTCCGCAGGGTATAGACGAAATGAAGAGATGGCAAAGAGGGCTGATGCTTGTGTAGTATTCTGGGATGGAGTTTCCAAAGGTAGTAAACATATGATCGATATATGTATTGATCATGAAATACCTTTAAGAGTGGTGGAATATAACTGAAATCGATATTTTATATATCAAATTATTATCTTTTTCTTTTCTTCTTTAGGGAAAAAAAATATAATTATATTTATGTAGAGGCTCTTAGCCCCCTCTTACGAGGGGCTTCTCGCCTCTTAATCAAAACAATATATGTAATGATGTTTATTTTTAAAATAGATATGTTGGCGGTCTATTGGATTTTAATTCATCATGAAATATATTGATCTGAATAAGATTCGGGGTGTGCACCCACCTGGCAACAGAATGTGACCTGAGTAATCGTGCTGTCGTTAAAAGTACTCGAAACTTCTATCTCAGAACTGTCTCTGCTAGATAGATTTTAAGGATAGACAGTGGTTCCCTGATATAGTTAATTAAAAACTGTATCAGGGGACATCATAAAAGTTACAATGGGAAGTCTGGTAGAAATTATCAATGGCATTACACCAAAGAGGTCTAAGCTGAATATTGATAAGGACGATGAGTGAATGTTGTAAACCTGAGAAGGTACATCTATTGTACTGGAGGTCTATACAATGCAGCAGGGTAGGTATAGCTACCTAACAGAGGGTTCGATTCCCTCTCTTCCCACCTTATTTAATATAAAATTAATCTTTAGGAGAAATTGCTATGTCTAAGCCTATTGTGAAAGGTAAAGCACAAAAAGATAAATACTGCAAGCATCTAAAAAAATATGGTAAAAGACTTGCTGCTAAAGCGGAACGTAAAAATGCCAAGAATATAAAATATTAAATTGGAGAATTATCAATGAAACCAAATGATAAAGAAAAAGTTATTATGATTTTTAATCTTGATCTTATAATAAGTATATTGACTATGTTATTAGGTTTAAGTATATTTATTGTAGCGACTTTAGAAGCTGATACAGCACAAACAGATTTATCAATGATGTTTATAATATCTTTGTTTAGTTTATTTATTATTCTTGTAGGTGGAATATCTTTAATCTTATTAACTTCATATGATGAGGAATAGAAAATGTCGAATAGCGAATATGAAACAAAACCTAGCTTTCAATTACAATATAAAAAGAATAACATGTATGATGGATTATCATTAAAACAAATGGATATATTACTAACACATCCTAGATCTCGTGATACAGATGCAGCTTTAAGAACTCTTTATCGAAGACTTAAAGTACATGGATTAACATCACACAAAGGAAGAAGAACAGCCGAAGCAATAAGACAAATAAAAGAAACAGGTCGTCTGGATGTTGAAAAATGTTTTACAGTAGGACGCCAGAAAAAAAATAAGATTTAGTTGGTCCTGGGACACGACCTAAAATTGTCCTATTTCTCCCTTAAACTTGAGAGTCAGCACCTCCTCTTGGGGAGGCGCTGTCTCTCTCTTTTTTTATTTTAACTAAGGAGCTATCAATGACTAAGAAAGATCATGATCGGATAAAACGTACACTATTTATATTTGCATCTATCTTTGAGAATTCTCAGATTTATGATGTAACAAATAAAAAATCTATATCTTTTAAAGATATTAGTAAATTGTCTATAGATAATTTTCTTAATCGAAATTATGAAGTAAAATATACTCCAGGTTATAATGATGACATAATAGCAGCACAAGCAAAACAAGCGCCTGATACTGTTAAATATTTTAGATTAAAAGGAATTGGTAAACTATATAAAGAACCAAAACCTACTCCAAATTTATTTAATAGATATGAAAATAATGTATCAACAATGAAAGAACATATAGCAACAATGGTTAAACAGGAAGTTGCAAATTCTCAACGTCATTTGGAAACTAAAATTGATAACGTTACAGATACTATCTTTGAAAAAATAGATGAAGTAATTACATCTTTAACAAAGTATACTATAGATTCTTCTATACAAAAAGAAAATGTTTATAAAGATAAAATAAATGGTCCTGAAAAACCAACAGTTTTGTAAGAAAAGATAACCAAATAACTATCATTAAGACAGGTTTGGATTTTAAATTCAGACCTGTCTTTTTTATTCAAGGAATAACATATGTCTATGACAAGTGATAAACAATATGAAAATTTATTTAATAAACATTTTAATGACTTAGTTAAACAAGGATTTCCAGATGAATATGCATATGATAAAGCTATAGAAAATGCAGAAAAAGAAATTGAAGAGAATGATTAATGGATTATACTCAAGCAATTGATAAGCTAAGAGAAGCTTATAACAGAGCAAATTATGAAAGCTTTAAAAAAATATTTGAAATAAAAATAAAAGAACTAATACGAAAACAATTAAGGGAATAAGAAATGACTAAAAAATATAAAGTATCCTGGAGAAAAGGTCGGAAACGTGGGGCTATTGGAATATCTTATCCTGATAGTATTACTGTGGAAGCAAAGAACCCAGAAGAAGCACACTTAAAAGCCTATAATACTCATGAACATCTTATGTTTGTTCGTGTTACTGAAATAGAAAATAGGGATAATGAACATGGCAATTAAAGATATTAAAGGTAGTAAACATAGAAAGATATTAACTGAAGGTGAATTATTTATGTATTTAAGAACACACTTTAGAATGTCTGTTCAAGATGCTAGTGACTACATTGAAAAACATAATGAATTAATTGTTCGTATAACTGATCCTCTAACTTTTAAACAAAAACTTTATTTAGATTTATCAAATAATTATTTAAATTAATTTAAATAGTGGGGCAAATAAAATGCTTAAATATAAACAATATCAACACTCTTCTGAGTTTAAAAAATCAATTTTAGATTTATATGATAATGGCTTATCTTTCAAAGAAATAGTAAAAGAATTAAAAGATATTTATTTAGCACACACAGGTAAAAAATTAACAAGAAATGTAGTAGCAGGTATAAGATATAGAGCAGGTAGATGTAATACTTTAAGAAACTTTAAAGGTATAGAAAAAGAAAATATTAAAATAAATTTATCAAAATTAACAAGAGAAAAAAATAATAATTCTGATAAATACAGATTAGTAAAATGTATGGGGCTATGTGGTAAAGAAGTATTACTTGAAAAGCCTTTAAGAATATGTAAGACTTGTAAAAATTCAGAAACATATAGAACAAACTATACATACGGTAGTAGTGGTCATCAATGTAGATAAGAATGATATAAAGGACAAAGCCTCTTCTCTTGCGAGGCTTTGTCCTCTTTATTAATTGGAGATAAATTATGATACATCATGATAAAAAGCCAGAGTATCCTTGCTTTAATACTAAAGAAGAGATTCTTAATTACGCTTTTAATGGACAAGATTCTTGGATACAAGCTATGGTACGACATCGAATAGAAAAAGATGGTTCTAATTTAGATGTAGTATTTGTAAATAATTATATTAAAAAAGAACTTAAAAGTATATACAATGGTTATGAGGAGTGGATTAATGATGTTCCCGCCTAAATATAAACAATGTTTAAAATGTAATGGTACT